GGACATTGAGGACGGCTTGCAGGCGTTAATCAGCAAGATGAGTTGGGATACGAGCAAGCCGATGGACAGCTTAAACCGCCCTAAGTTTTACGTTAGCGAGGAGTGTGGAAACATCATTACAGCGTTATCGGAATACACGGGCGAAGGTGGACTTAAGGAGGCTCATAAGGACGCAATTGATGTACTCCGCTATGCGTGTATTTACGGACTGGATCATGTTGAAGCACATCACTTAAATGTTACTCGGCAAGGTTCTGGTGGGTATTGACAACCTTAGTAATTATCAATAGGGTCTTTCCTATGGAAAAGAAAAGAAAAGGCTTAACGAAAGAAGATGGTAAAGTATTTTGGTCTTATTGTAACAAAGGCAAAGGTGAATGGTGGGTTTCTAAGGAGAAGTATGATGAGATGAACCTAAAGGAGAAGAATAAACGATTGGCTAAATACAAACTGCATAAAGAGATAAATATGCAAGGGGTTAAAATTAAACGTGGGACAATCAATAGCGAAGGATTATTTTTTTGGGGTTATCACGATAGTTATACAAATGGGGAACGGTGGATGAGTAAGGAGAAGTTTGAGGAGAAAAAAAAATGGAAAAAAGAGCATGATGCTAATTGGAGTAAGGAAAATGAAGATAGAATGAATTTTCTAAGGAGAAGATGGGAAGTTAATAATCGAGATAAATTATCAGCATTTTGGGCAAAAAGCAGATTCCTGCGCAGAAGTAGAAAAAAGGCAAATGGTGGCAAAATTAACGTAGACAAACTAAATGCGATAAAATCCAAAGCTAAAGGGAAATGCTTCTATTGTGGACTGAAGAAAAAATTATCGTATGACCACGTTAATCCATTGAAATTAGGCGGGACTAATTCCGTTGACAACATAGTAATGGCGTGTATCAATTGCAACTCTCGGAAGCAAGCACAAGACCCAATTGTTTATGCAAAAAAAATAGGTAGGCTTTTAATTTAAGATTATGAATACAAAGAAACCACGAAAAGAAAGAGCAGATAAAGGCGTTAAACGTGTTGAATCTGAACCAGAAGTAAAGGCTAAGGATGAACCAGAAGTATTTGAAGTATATGCCATTGGCGTATGTCCTAACCCAATATGGCTAAGAGGAATGACTCGTGACACAATGAAGTGTAACATCCAAGTTCCCAAGGCTAGTATGCGAGATGGGTTAGTTGGCAAATGGATGAAAGCGACAAAGATTGACGGAGCGGAAGAAAACCATTACAAGTTCCTTGCATGAGCGATCAATTATCAGACCAAGACGTAGCGATGATCTACGTTCAAAACGAGCCAAATGTTGGTGCACTCCAAGATGCTTATGATAGAGCAGTATTAGATCAAGATGAATACATTGCTTCGTGCGAACGCGCCTACAATGACCGCCGTAATATATGGCCTGGCAAGACCAGCGATATGCGGAAGAAAGGGGCTAATGCGTTTCCTTGGGATGGTGCTTCTGATATGGAAGTTAATATCATCGGTGAAAGAATTGACACGTATGTTGCGTTGCTTACCCAAGCACTTGACCGTAGCCACATCAAAGCGTTTCCAACGAACCATACTTCGATGTCCAAGGCTTCGGTTGTTTCGATGTTTTTGAAGTGGATGCGTAAAAGCTACATCCCAGATTTCAAGAAACAGATGGAACTTGGCGCAAACCACCTGCTCGAAAAGGGCATTATGGTTTCCTACGTTGGCTGGAAGCGGGAGAAGCGTACGTTTTTACAGACGGTTACTCTTGAAGAACTGCAAGGGCAAATGCCAGAACTTGTTGAAGCTATTCTAGGTGAAAATACCCAAGAAGCTGAGGACTTTATTGGCAATGCTTACCCAGACATGAGCAAGAAGCGGATTAAGAAAGCCGTGTCCGAACTACGTATGATGGGTGTGACGGAAGTAAGTATTCCGAGGATGAGCGTTGATTGCCCCATAGTTCAAAGCTGTGAGCCTGATGGCGAGGTTATCTTCCCGTCCTATGTTACCGACCCACAACGCGCTCCATACGTATTCTGGCGCACGTTCTACACTGCACAGGAACTTGAAAAGAAAGTTATTACTGAGGGTTGGGATGCTAAGTGGGTTGATGAAGCGATTGAAAAACTTAAAGGCAGCGATTCCATGGATCACCAGACTGCAAGTGAACGAGCGCAACTCCGTGATTTGGGTGACGATCAAGACTTGATTATGATTGTCTATGCCTATCAGCGTTTGATTGACGAGGAAGATGGCAGCGAAGGTATTTACTGCACCGTGTTTCATCCAGATACCGATGGCTACGCGAAGAACGAACTGCTTAACGGCTACGATGATTACCCGTTTATCGTTACCCGCTTGAACGACAACCAGAAGCGGATGTATGAAACCACTTCGTTTGCTGACATTCTACGTGGCCCGCAATGGCAGATTAAGACCGAGCGTGATAGCCGTATCGACAGAACAAGCATGGCTACCTTGCCACCATTGTTTCATCCAGCAGGGCAACCGCCTAAAGAGTGGGGGCCTGGCAGACGCTTGCCTTATCGCCGCTTAGGTGAAATCGCTTACGGGCCTATTCCGCCATTTGATCCTGGCAGCGAGCGTATCGAATCACAAATGATTTCCCAAGCTGACAAAGCAGTTGGGCTTGATCTTGATAACCCGCTTTCAGCACTTCGCCAGCAATTCGTGGTGAACAAGTTCCTTGACCACGTTAAGGATATTCTTGCGCTTGCCTTTAAACTGTTTCAACGCATGGGGCCAGATGAAGTGTTCTTCCAAGTTACAGGTAGCCCTGACCCGCAAGTGATGTCTAAAGGTGATGCCGATGACAACTTCTCCATTATCGTATCGTTTGACACCCGCGAGACTGACCCTGAGACGGTAGAGACGCAGATGAAGAACATTGCTACCCTAATGCAGATTGACCGCAACGGACGCATCAATGTGGACAAACTGCTTGAGCTACTGGCTGCACAGATCAATCCATTTATTGCCGACTACGTGTTACAACCTGCTGAAGAAGCGCAAGACAAGATGCTTAAAGATGTATCGGACGACCTTGCTAAAATCTACGCAGGCATCGAAATGCCAGCACGTCCAAACGGTGCAGACTTTGCAATGCAGCTTGTCCAATCATACGCGCAACAACCAGACATTTCCCAACGCTTACAACAAGACGAGACGTTTGCCGCACGTATCCAGAAATACGCTTCACAGTATCAATTTATGATGCAACAGGCTCAAAATGCCGTCACTGGCAGAATCGGGACTGGTGAGGCTAACGTAGGCGGGGTATCAACTCAGAACATGGGAGAGTAATTATGCCTAATCTATTTGAAGCATTTAACCAATCCTTACTAAAAGACTAATGATTCCAAGACCTACCCTAGAACAATCGGTTCTCGCATTGAGTGACCGCGATGAATACAAAGTAATTCTTCAGTATATCCGTGATGAGCGTGAACGCTTTTTCGGTGATATGCGGCAAGCTGCAACGTCTGATGATGTAATGAAGATCGCTGGTTCCATTGCTACTACAGATGAATTACTCGGCATGCTTGACTTGAATAAGCAATGATGTATCTTTTCTTTGCAAATAGTTAGTGTCTTTTCTGTTTGTGGTTTGGGCAAAGGGGTTGATCGGTTTCTAACTGGTCAGCCCCTTTGTTTTGTCTATTCATAAAACGCTCGTTTTACATTAGTGTTCCACTAATCATTAGTGCTTGACTAATCATTAGTAATCTGCTTATGTTTCTGCATCGCCATCGCCAAGGCGCAAACTGGTGTAAAAAACATGAAAGCAAACCAAGACTCCGCCGCTGGGGAGAATAATTCCAGTGTATCAGACAACCTTAGTTCAGATGCCCTAATTAGGCAGCTTACCGAGGGTAACATACAAGAAGCAGAAGCCGAGATTGAAACGGAAGAAGTTTCTGAGGAAGAACCAGAACAAGAGTTTGAAGAAACTAATGAACTGGAAGAAGCCGAGGAAGCAACTGAAGATGAAGAAGAAGCTGAAGCAACTGACGAAATCGACCTGCTTAGTCTTGAACCAGAGCAGATCCAAGCACTAGCGAAGAAAGGCAAGAGCCGTCTTCTTGAGCGTATCGGGGAACTGACCGCACAGAAGAAAGCATTGCAAGCCCAGCTAGAGCAAAACGGATCAAAGCCACAGGTAAAAGCTATCCCGAAAGAACAAAATCCATTTGGAGAACTTAATACCGCTGAAGAAATTTCAGCCAAGTATGATGCCTTTGAAGGAACTTTGGAAACTACGGATAGGTTACTTGAGGAATATGAGGATTACAACCTAGATGACATCATCGAAGTTGGCGATCAACAGTTCACCAAGAAACAAATTAAGCTGGCAAATCGCAATGCTAGGGACGCGATAGCTAAATATCTACCCGCCCAAGCAGCACACTTGCAGAAGTTGGAAAGCTATAAAACAGCTAACTATCAATGGCAGGAAGCAGCGAAAGCCGAAGTGCCAGAGATCAATGACGAGGAATCGGAAATTGGCAAGGCATACAGTCAACTTGTGAACGACCCATTGGTAAAGCAGCTTAAAGAAAGCCAACCCGAACTTGGGGTTCAAATAGAATACATCCTAGCTCACGCCGCACGGTCGAAGTTTGGAACTGCAAAGAAAGTAACGCAAGGCGCAGGACAGAAGTTGAAGGTGAAACCACCCGCTTCCCCTGTTGGAGCTGGAGCGTCACGGCAAGGGCAGGGACAAACAGGTAAATACGCCGAAGCAATGAAGCGGTTTGAGCAAAGCGGTTCTGCTGAAGATTGGGTTGCTGCTCAAAAATATAAATGAAGTTAAAATTCTAAACACCTAAAATTATGCCTATTTCAACTACTTATCAACCAACCGTGCCTAGCACGAGTTCCTCCGTCGGATCAAACAAAGGTAACCGCGAAGATCTTTCTTCGATGCTCACCATGCTTGAGCCAGAACAAACCCCTATCACTTCTCTTTGCTCAAAAGCAAAAGCAAGTGGCGTTCTTCACGAATGGGTTGTTGACGGTCTTGACGCACCTTCCGCCAATGGTATCAACGAAACTTCCGATGTAACCGCTTTCAGCAACAAGTTTGCTAACCGCGCTCGCCTTGGCAACTACACGCAAATCTTCCGCAAGGACTATCTTGTTTCCGACTTGCAAAACGCAGTCGCAAGCGTTGGACCAGCAGACGTTGCCCAAGCAAAAGCTAAAGCCCTTCGCGAAATCAAACGCGACATCGAGTTCGCAGTTGCTTCCGCAAACGACCGCCAAGCTGAAGATGGTATCAATCCATACAAGCTCCGTGGTCTTGGTGACTGGATTGATTCCGCTGGCCCTGCCGATGTGCCTGCTTCTTATCGCACCCCTGCTGGTTCGATCAAAACTGCAACGCTCACCGAAGCTACCCTTAACGACATTCTTGGCAGCATTTTTGCTGAGACTGGTGAAACGGGTAACTTGACGATGGTTGCCAACGTGTCACTCCGTAAAGTTATCGCTAACTTCACCCGTGCTGAAGGTGTTACCACTGCTACTTCATACAACGTCAACGAGGATGCAACTTCCCGTAAGATCACCCTTAGCGTATCGTTGTTCGATACCGACTTCGGTGTTATCAAACTGGTCAACGGCAACCCTGCTTGTATGCCAACCGCTACCACCAACATTGGTTATATCCTTGATCCTAAGTATCTTGGAATTGGCACGTTGCTTCCACTTGAATCTGTTGCTCTTGAGAACCAAGGCGCAGGTGAGCGTGGCTTCGTTAAAACTGCACTTACGCTTGTTTGCAAATCCCCACAAGCACACGGTAAAGTCGCATACTAATTAAACCAATAACAAATAATAAATAATACTATGAGTGCATCTCAACTTGTTAATAACGAATCAGCTATCCGCACCTACGTGTATGTTGCTGACTTCACTGGAATCCAAGCAAACGCAACCAGCGCAAACCAAAAAACCATCGGGGTTATCCCTGCTGGCGGTGCTGTCGCATTTGCCTATGCTTATGAAGAAGTAGCACTTGTCGGTGCTTCGGACATCACGCTGGACGTTGGCACGACTGCTGGCGACCCAGATGAGTTCATTGACGCATG